TACGGGAGTTAAAACATTATTAAACGGATAAAAATAAAGATATGTCTATAGATAAAAAAATATTAGAAGAATTAAAAAGGTTTAATCAAATTAACACTTATGTTCTTAAAGAACAGGCAGAAGATGCGCCACCTCCACCTGACGCGGCGGGAGGGTTACCTACTGATTTGCCTCCACCACCGGCAGATGCTGCAGGTGATATTCCTCCACCACCGGCAGATGCTGCTGCAGGGGCACCACCGGCAGATGCTGCGGCAACTGAGGTTCCTGAACCTGTTGATGTTGAAAACGATCCTGATGTTGACGTTGTTGACGATAAAAAAGAAGATGAGGGTGAAGGTGATACTGAGGAATTAGATATTACTGATTTGGTAACCACACAACAAGAAATTAGAGATAAACAAGACGAGTTTATGGATAATATCTTTTCTAAATTAGACGATTTACAAGGTAAATTGGAAGCAATGGACGGTATACTTCAAAAAATAGAGGGTTTAGAATCTAAGATTGAAAAAATGAGACCAAAAACTCCTGAAGAAAAATTGGAACTTAGAAGTTTAGATTCTGGTCCATTCAAACAAAAATTAAGTGATTTTTTTGATGAGAAAAAAAGTGAAATGGAAGAAACAGGAAAAAATGAATATGTTTTAACTTCTGACGAAGTTGAAAGTTTTTCACCATCCGAAATCAAAAAAACATTTAATAAGTATGATATAGAAGAAGAGTTATAATTATTTTTTAAATAATAAATTAAGGGGTTTTTTAACCCCTTTTTTTGTTTTATCAATTTGACAATTTAAGAAAATCACTTATAATTGTATAAAGATAAAAGAGTAATAATTAAAAATTAATTTATGGCAAATTCAGTATTAGATTCAGTACTTGCGCAGTACGAAAAGAATTCAAATCCTACGGGAAACTCAACACCAAGAATGTCTGAACAAGACAGATTAAAAAGGTATTTCACAACCCTTTTAGGTAAAAACGAAAAATCAGGACAAAAAAGAGTTAGGATCCTACCTACTAAAGACGGATCATCACCATTTGTTGAAGTATGGTATCACGAAGTTTTGGTTGATGGTAAATGGCAAAAACTTTATGATCCGGGAAAAAACGACGGAGAAAGATCACCACTTAATGAAGTTTATGAAGAACTTATGTCAACAGGTAAAGACAGTGATAAAAAGTTGGCGTCTGAATACAGATCAAGATTGTTTTATATTGTAAAATTAGTTGACCGTGACAACGAACAAGACGGACCTAAGTTTTGGCGTTTTAAACACAACTATAAGCAAGAAGGTATCTTGGATAAGATCCTACCTATTTGGAAAGCTAAAGGAAATGTAACAGACGCTGAAAATGGTAGAGACCTTATCATTGAATTATCAAAGGCAAAAACACCACAAGGTAAAGAGTACACAGTTGTTCAAACTATTATGTATGACGATCCCGCACCACTACACACTGACAATGGTCAAATGAAAGAGTGGGTGGGCGATGAAACAACTTGGAATGATGTTTACGCTAAAAAACCTGTAGAATATTTAGAGGCAATTGCAAGTGGACAAACACCAATTTGGAACTCTGAACTTAAAAAGTATGTTTATGGTGAAAACGCTGAAATTTCTTTAGGTGGATCTAAAACTGAAGAATTGGTAATTGTTGACCCACAGGCTAACGACGAGGCAGACGAGGAACTTCCTTTCTAAAAAAAACATTTGGGCATTGAGTTGATTAATGCCCATTTTTTATTTAATTTTTTAAAAAAACAATATGAATAAAATATCAGAAAAAATGTATGAAGCATTGATCTTAAAATATAGATCAGAAATGGCGGAAGCCGAAGCAACACTTCTTGTTTATTTTAACAACCCTGTGGGTATTGGAGAACACCCACAACATTTGGAAGAAATGGATAAAATGGTTGAAAAAATGACAACAGCTAAAGATAAACTTGATATGCTTGAAACAGTATATAGGTATAACCTTAAAAAGGATAGTGAGTTTTTGGTTACCGAAGATATGTTGAAAATAATTAACGAACAAAACAGAGAAGAAAATGGCAATTAAGAAGAGTGACTTCGGTTCATTAAAAAAGAAATTCTCCACATCGGCAAAATATAAACCACAAAGATTTTTTGATCTTGGTGAACCATTTTTGGATGCGGTTGGTCTTCCGGGACCTGCGATGGGACATATAAATATGTTTCTTGGACATTCAGATACGGGTAAGACAACGGCACTTGTAAAAACGGCAGTTGACGCGCAAAAGAAAGGTATTCTACCTGTGTTTATTATTACAGAACAAAAATGGAGTTTTGAACATGCCAAACTTATGGGTTTTGAATGTGAAGAAGTTGTTGATACAGAAACTGGTGAATTAGAGTGGGATGGCTTTTACATCTTTAATAATAACTTTGATTACATTGAACAAATTACAGATTACATTAATGAATTATTAGATGCTCAAGAAAAAGGTGATTTAGATTATTCATTATGTATTATGTGGGATTCTGTTGGATCCGTACCTTGTAAAATGACTTATGAAGGTAAAGGTGGAAAACAACACAATGCTAGTGTTTTAGCGGACAAAATTGGTATGGGAATCAACCAAAGAATATCGGGATCACGTAAATCTGATTCTAAATTTGAAAACACCCTGATCATTGTTAATCAGCCTTGGGTGGAATTACCTGACAATCCTTTTGGACAACCAAAGATTAAGGCAAAAGGTGGTGAAGCAATTTGGTTAAACTCATCATTGGTATTTTTATTTGGAAATCAAAAAGGTGCTGGCACAACTAAGATTACCGCAACAAAAGACAAACGAACAGTTAAGTTTGCATCAAGAACAAAAGTGTCTGTAATGAAAAATCACATTAACGGACTTGGGTTTGAAGATGGTAAGATCATTGTAACACCACACGGGTTTTTGCCGGGTAAAGAAGCTGCTGAAGAAAAGGTATCAATTGAACAATACAAAAAAGATTATGCCGAATATTGGAAAGAAATTATTGGAGTTGACGGTGACTTTGATTTGAAAGCGGAAAAAGAAGAAGTTGAGTAGAAACCTTATAAGAAAAAATTAATGACTAAAACTTTATTAGTCGATGGGAACAATTTATTAAAAATTGGATTTCACGGAGTTAAAGATTATTTTAATGGAACGGAGCATGTGGGTGGTATTTGGCACTTTTTAAATACCATCCGCAAGTTTTTAGAAGAAACCAATTATAATAAGGTTGTGGTCTTTTGGGATGGAGAATTATCAACCGCACAAAGAAGAGTCCTGTACCCAAAATACAAACTTAACAGAAAAGGGGTAACTGAAGATTTTAAAGAAGAATCATTTGGTAAACAAAAACAACGGGTTAAACAATATTTGGAAGAAATGTTTGTTAGACAAGTTGAGTTTGAAAATTCAGAAGCTGACGACCTAATCGCATATTATTGCAAAATTTCAAAAAACGAACACAAAACAATTTTTAGTGGTGATAGAGACCTTACACAACTTATTTCTGAAGATGTGACCATCTATTCGCCAAACACAAAAAAGTACTATAAGAACGGAGATAAGATCAAATTAAAAGAAATTGAAATTCCCCATTATAATGTAAAGACCTATAAAATAATAGCCGGTGATATGTCGGATAATATTGATGGTATATATTATTTGGGTGAGAAAACAATAGTTAAATTATTTCCTGAGATACTTGAAAAAGAAATATCTTTTGACGATATTTTAAAAAAGGGTGAAGAACTATTAAAAGAACAAAAAGATAATGTAGCCTTGAAAAATCTTCTTACTGGTAAAACTAAAGAAGGGATATTTGGAGAAGAATTCTTTGTCATTAACAAAAAAATCGTAGATTTGTCCGAACCACTAATTAGTGACGAGGGAAAAGAATTGGTTGAACTATATTACTCTGAGTCATTGGATCCTGACGGAAGAGGGTATAAGAATCTGATTAAAATGATGATGGAGGATGGACTTTTTAAATATCTACCTAAAAGTGATGATCAGTGGGTTTATTTTTTAAGACCATTTTTAAAGTTAACAAGAAAAGAAAAATCAAAATTTAAAAACAAAAAAGTATGAAAGAACAAAATGACGTAACAAAGGTTGAATTTTTGATCACATTAAATGATAATTTTGTGGTACAAAGATTTTTCAATGTTAAAGGGTATAACCCAAACGTTAAAAATAGTGTTGATCTTTATGATTTGATGTGTGAGATATCAAATGACGTAAAAAGGATATTAAGAAACAAAACGGTAGATTACATGCTGGATAATCAATATGTAATTGAGTCAGACCCTACGGTTCTTGAAACCTCAAATACTGATGGTCCAGAACTATTTAACATTTATTTAAAGGCCGAAAATGAGACAATTTATCATAGAGTGATTGATGCCAAGTTATACCCGCCAAAGATAAGATACACTCTGGATACCCGCCCAATCCTAAAAACGGTACTTAAATCCCTTACTGACATTTTGTCAGAGAAAAAAATTAACACAAAATATCTCAAATATACACTAGCTTAAAGATATTTATTAAAAACAGGAAACAAACTTAAAACTATATGTCAGACAAGAAAAATTTCGGTTATTTAGGGAACACATTTCAGATCCAATTACTTAACAATATTATACTTTACAAAGATTTCTCAAACACAATTATTGATGTAATTGACCCTCACTATTTTGATAACCAATACTTTCGTCTGATTTGTCAAATGATTAAAGAGTATTATACAAAGTACGAACACACACCTACTTTTGATACTTTAGAACAACTCGCAAAATCTGAGATTACATCACCTATGGCACAAAAAAGTGTCTTAGATATGGTAGAACAAATTAAATCAACTCCTGATGATGGGTATGAGTTTGTTCAAGAAAAATCATTAAAATTTTGTAAACAACAAGAACTTCAAAAAGTAATGGGTAAGGCTCAAAAAATCATTGACAAAGGTGATTTTGAAAGTTATGACAGATTGGAAGAAATGGTTAGAGGTGCACTTCAAGTTGGGGAAGTGGATAAAGGGACTAACGATGTGTTTTACGATTTAGACGAAGTATTAAATGAAGATTATAGACACCCAATTCCAATTGGTGTTGCAGGAATTGATAACTTATTAAAAGGTGGTTTGGCAAAAGGGGAGATAGGAGTAATATTGGCACCAACAGGGGTTGGAAAAAGTACGTTTACGACAAAGATTGCAAACCACGCATTTAATTTAGGTTACAATGTTTTACAGATTTTCTTTGAAGACAACCCAAAAATTATTCAAAGAAAACATTTTACTTTATGGACAGGAATTGCGCCTGACGATTTATCAGACCATAAAGATGAGGTAATGGAAACGGTTAAACAAATTCAAAAACAAAGAAAAAACAAATTAATTTTGAAAAAATTACCGTCTGATACCGTAACAATGAATCAAATAAAAAATCAGGTAAGAAAAATGATTGCGGATGGGACAAGAATTGATATGATTATTTTGGATTATATTGATTGTGTCGTTCCTGACAAAATGCTTGGAGATGAATGGAAGAGTGAGGGATCTGTTATGAGATCATTTGAAGCTCTATGTCACGAATTAAATATTGCCGGATGGACAGCAACACAAGGTAACAGAAACTCTATATCTTCTGAAGTTGTAACAACCGATCAAATGGGTGGATCCATTAAAAAGGCACAAGTAGGACACGTTATCATTACGGTTGCTAAATCATTACAACAAAAAGAAATGAATTTGGCAACAATTGCGATTACAAAATCAAGAATTGGAAAAGATGGTATCATCTTTGAAAATTGTAAATTTGACAACGGAATGTTAGAAATTGACACGGAACAAAGTGTTACATTTTTAGGGCATGAAGAGCAAAAAGAAGAAAAAAATCGTAATAGAATCAAAGAACTTCTTGAACAAAGAAGACAAAGAGAAAATCAAGTTTAACAAATAAATTTAATAAATTAATACAAAATGGATATTTCGCAAAAAATATTAAGTGACATCACTGTCTTTATGAAATACGCTAAGTTTCAACCTGAATTGAACAGAAGAGAAACTTGGGAAGAGTTGGTAACTCGTAACAAAGAGATGCATCAGAAAAAATACCCACACATCAAAGATGATATCGAAGAGGTATATAAGATGGTGTATGACAAGAAAGTTTTACCTTCTATGAGATCATTACAGTTTGGGGGTAAACCAATTGAAATCTCGCCAAACAGAATTTACAATTGTGCGTATATGCCAATTGATCACGTAGATGCATTTTCTGAAACAATGTTTCTTTTATTAGGTGGTACGGGTGTTGGTTATTCAGTTCAAAAACATCACGTTGAAAAACTACCAGACATTAAAAAACCAAACCCTGAAAGAACAAGACGTTATCTAATTGGTGACTCTATTGAAGGGTGGGCAGATGCGATCAAAGTACTTATGGAGTCTTATTTAGGGTACAAATCATCAACACCTATTTTTGATTTTTCAGATATTAGACACAAGGGGGCAAATCTTGTAACATCAGGAGGAAAGGCGCCGGGTCCCCAACCATTAAAAGATTGTATCCATAACATTACAAAAGTGTTGGATGGGAAAAAAGATGGTGAAAAATTAACACCTATTGAAACTCATGATATTGTATGTCATGTTGCTGATGCGGTACTAGCGGGTGGTATTAGAAGAGCTGCACTTATTTCATTATTCTCTGCCGACGATGAAGAAATGATTTCTTGTAAATCTGCCC